CAAGGTGATTTTTTCCTGATTCAGGATCATTTTGCTCACCCTCTTTCCATGCCCATAAATGCCTTTGCATTGCATCAAAGTATCTCCGTTTGGAATCTGGAACATGTTTCCAATTATCCGGTTCATATTTCTTTGCACCAAAGGTCAAAATTTCAACCATAGCTTTTAATGCAAGTGGTGGCAGTAAACCATATTGTAGTTTATCACCGTCAAACTTACGACCACCGGTGGTTGCAGTTTGAGATGCTTTCACAACTTCTTCCGATGTTGTCATTGATATTCCATCTCTTCAGTTTCTTTAGAATCATTTAACATAAAACTATCGATTGAATTGGCAATTGCCTTTTTATTTTTTGTCGTGAGATGATGTAAATTTGATAAAAATGCATCATTTAATCCAAAAATAACCATTTCATTCATGTTAGGTGTCAATGTTGAAACAGCAGGAAGACAACCATAAATTTCTACTCTGTCACTAACATCAGCTTCACCGAAAAAAGAACTTAATCGATCCCAAAGCATTTTTATTTCATCTTTCGCTTCAATGATTCTTTTAATGTAAGTAGATTCCAAATCAAAAGCATCTAGTCTATCAGTGTGTAAAACTATTCTGATTTTCTTATTATGATTTTTCATCTCTTCACCAACAGCATATGCAATCTTCTTTGTTGAACCAGTTGAAAATACCATATACTTTGTATAACCAGTTTCTTTATAGTTCATCATAAAATCATTTTTTACTGCTTCTGTTGTATACGACCTAACAATAACTTCATTGCCATTTTCATCTGTATAATTATTGCAAGCATTAAATACAATAGCAGCTATTTCTTCTTTATATTTTTTAGTCCAAGAAGTTGGTTGTGTCATAGCATTAACTTGATATCTAATCGCATCAGGATCTAAAGCAATTTCACCTTTTATCACAGAATTTTTAACATTGAAAGCAACATCGTCTTTTGTGATCATTCCAGCTGGACGATGATTGGCATTGTCTCTGAAAAAGAATATATTAAAAGCGTTATTGATTTCAATGTCAGAAGCGTCATCATCACCTTTGTAAACTGTACAGATGACATTTTTGAAACCCAACTCAATTAATAGCTGAAGTCTTGTAATTCCAGCACCAACCGATAATTCCCCATTCTTGTAAAGTCTTAATCGAATTGGATGCGTATCTAAGTAATATCCTTTTTGATGCAAACTCATACGAATAGCAGGTTTTTCTGGATTCTCACCACCGTTTCTAAATTCTTGTGAATAAGAATTACTGAGATTAATCTTGCTGATATCAATCAATTGAAATGGATGACCAGCAGCAGATAATACAATAGCAATAGGCAATCGTTTGTTTTCGTGGTCTGTAAATTCATCAGAATAATATTCAGGCCACGAATCAACATTAACTAAACTTTTACATATTTCTAAATCTTTATCCCTAAAAGATTTAATTTTTGTTTGAAGATTCACACAATTCATAATGTAGTTCCAAAAAGAATATTTATAAAAAAACGAGTGTTTTACAATTTACCAGTATACTGTGCAACAGCAGGCATGTTACCTGTAAATGCATAGGTACCAATATGTTGTGTTTTCATCCATGGACACAAATAAATCTGTCCACCCATTTTACGCCACATTTGACAGAACATATAATCTTCTGACAAGTATCGATCTGAACCACCACCTGTGATTGATTCTTTAGAATCGATTACAGTATCAAAGTAAGCGTGAATATATCTTGAGCCATCAAAGTTTGCTTGACCAACATGGTCTGGCTTATACTTGATAGTTGGATACTCTACTGCCATTTTATCAAAGACAGTTCGATTTACTAACATGTAACCAGTACCAATTTCCATAACTTCTAATGGTTCGGTAACTTGAAACTGTTGTGTTCCCTTTACAACATTGAAAACATATTCACCAACAAGTGTTTCAAGTTCTTTTGGTTCTAGGTCTGGATGATTTCTTGCAGCTTGTGCAATGTTATTCCAGTTCATTGATTTCTTTGGATAAGGTCCACCAATAACATCTTTATCTAATGCTAATAGTGCAACAACATCTTTTGGATTAAAATGAATATCGGAATCGATAAACAATAAGTGTGTGTAATCTGTACGAAGGAATTCATCAACAAGGTAGTTACGAGCTCTTGTGATTAATGATTCGTTGAAAAGAAAAGAAAACTTGGTTTCAATGCCATATTTTCCCATTGTTGCTTGTAAGTCTAGACATGATTTCATGTATAAACCATGATTCATTCCACCATACATTGGTGTGGCAACAAAAAGTCTTTTCTTTTTTAGTTCTTCAACATTAACTTGAATTTCCATAATATGCCCATTTAATAATAAGAAAAAGGAGAGATACTAATATATATCCCCCCTTTCACAATTTTTCTAAGAAAAATTAGGCAAATGCACGTTCACCAGTGGAACGAATTGCAGCGATGCCTGCAGCAATCATACGCTTAGTTGGTGTACCCAAACGATAGAAGGCAACCTTGTCACCACTCCGCGCATTGATGCGGGTGTTCAAGTAGATTGCATGACCTTCATTACGCAGCTCATTGATAGTTGCAGATGGGTTTGCAACACCAAAAATTGACTGCATCTTAGCAGCTGTCAAGGTGTTATAGGCGCCATCCTTAGAAAGGTAAGCAAGAACTTTAGATTTTGTAGACATAATATCTCCATGATAAAAACGAATCGCAGTTAAAAGGCATTTGAGAGGCGATTCGAATAACTCTCAAATATGTTGCAATTATACACTAACTCACAAACTGAGTCAAGCGTTTGTTAGGTATAAGTGAAAAAAGACCCGACATTTGCCGGGCCAAAGTATCAAAGGTGAATTTAATTAGAATAAAATTTCTTCTTCTAAATTTGAGGTAACTTCAGATTGTGATTCAAGTTCAGGTGTAAGCAACTGTTCAATAGAAGCGCCTGCATCAACTTTTGTGTAAAGATCCAGGAATGATGCCTTAGTGTCATCATCAAATCGGTTCAAGCACAAACTAATTGCCTTAATTTTATCACCGAAGATACCAAATGTTTCAACAACATGAACTAAACGGCGAGTGGAAATCACTTCATCACAACCACCGTCAGCAAATGTTTTACGGATTACATCTGCCCAAGTAACAAGTTTATCGGCAAAGTCATCATCGGAACGATTAACTGAATCTAACTCTTTACGAATGATTTTCTTTTCAACAGTGGCAGAAGGCCAGTCTTGTTCGTATGTATTGCGGAATCGTTCAAGGAAAGCCTCATTCAATACATTGGTAAACATGTAACGACCATCGTCACTACCTTTACCCTTAGTGTTTGCAGTAGCAAATACGGTGAAACCAGCCGCAGGTGTAATCAATTCGCCTTTCTTTTTCAGCAGGAATGGTTTACCTTCAAGCACCCGTTGCAATGAGGAAAGATTCTGAGCACCATAATCAATCTCATCAATACAAAGCACGGCACCTTGCCGAGCAGCGATAGTCACTGGGCCATCTCTCCATTCCATATTGCCATTAATCAGTACATAGTTACCGAGTAAATCACTTTCATCGGTTTCAGGTGTCATGGAAACACAAACGAATTTTCTTTTTGCCTTTGCACATGCCTGTTCAACAGACATTGTTTTACCATTACCAGAATGACCAGTAATGAAAACAGGAAAGAATCGCATTGACTGTACGATGGAAATTACATCATCAAAGTTACCAAAAGGAACATAGTTCTTATAAACTTTTGGAATCATATCCGACATTTCAAGGTCGGTAACTACATTAACAATACGATTATCGGATTTTTCTACAGGTTTAATCATTGTAATAACTTGTGCTTGTAAATTAATTGTAGCCGGTGTAGCAACATTTACTTGACCTGATGTAGGCACTTTGTAAAGACCACGACCAGCTTTGTTACTTGGTTCTCTAGTAAACCATTGAGCGCTTGAAATGCCAACAGATTTACATACAGATTTAATTTCAGATTTTGTTACGGTGAGTTTACCCAATCCAATAAGATTTTTGATAAACTGCTCACGAACTTCGGTACGGTTACTCATAATGTAAAATACTCCTTCACTTTTAATAACACCATTATAACACACCTATTTCTAGATGTCAAGCCCCCCACTGTTGTTTTTTAACAACAGTTAGGCAGCAATGCCCTGTATGAATTTTGAGACTAACACTCGGTTGATTGCTTTCTTTTTATTGAATTTCATAAAGGCATTTTTCAATTTGCTTGTGGTAACTTTACCCTCAACTTCAATTTCCTCAGTCTCGGTAACTAAATCATTACCGCCAGCAACAAGA